TCGCTATCTTTTATAGGCATTCTTGGGTCGCTTTCTCGCATTAAGTTCTGGTCTACACCGTCCATAGCAGTTTTTGCTTGGTTTGAAAAATAAGCTGTACGCTCATCAGCGGTTTCAACAGGTACTTTAGCGAGGATTAAACCTCCAACCCCAATGACTCCTTTATTACTTCCACTATCTACAGTTGGAGCTTCAAAATCAGGATAGTCTTCTGCTCTCACAGGTTCATATCCTTCTCTAATACGTTTTGACATATTTGATTTATCATCTATTCCTCTAGTAGCTTCTCTAATCCACCTGAATTGATATCCAGGAGGAGCTTCTGGTGCGTCTAACATTGACGGGGGTTTCCAAGGCGTTCTGCGAGTTTGAGAGTCTCGTGTCTCTGCAGATCGTGAGTTACGATCAGTATTGACTTTTATTTCATCTGTCATTTTATACTCCTTCGATATGCTTAGCATATTCTTCTAGCGGCACATTTAGTCTTTTAGCTATCGCTACTTGACTTGGTGTTAGCTTTATTTTGCGTGATGATTTTTTACCAGTAGCACCTCTGCTACTAGCAGCAACCTGTTGCACGGGGGCAGATTGCTCGTTAGAAAACTTGTGTGGAAAAGTTTCAGCCATACGTTTGTCAACTTCGGAATAGTAAGTATCTGAAGTCGGGTCTATCCCTCCCTCAACTAATTCTTTATGTATTCCAAATGCTGCAAATGTCATAGCTTGGTCGTCTCCGAACCATGTGTTTCGTTTAGCCCAGTCCTCTGCTTTTGGATCAGGTCCAGCAGCCTGAGGTTGTAAAGTAGGCTTATACTCTTCAACAGGAACTTCTTGCGGTTGGTTCTTTTCTCTAACTTGTTGCTGAGCGGATAATCTTCTAAGATTCTCTGCTTCAGCACTAGCTCTAGAAAGTTTTTCAGTTGCATCTACAACTGCTCCACTATCGCCAGACTCTTGTGCTTCTTTTAAAAGCTGTTTAGCTCCTGCTATTTCAGATTGTACTCTATTATCATACTCTTTGAAAAGCGAAGAATCTGAATTCTTTAACTTTTCTTTTAAAGTAGATGCTGTTTGATTAACGCTTTGAGCATAATTAACAGCTTCATCTCGCTGTCTTTCTGCTTCTCGCATTTTATATGTTAGTTTATCAATACGTTTTTGTACTGATTCACTAATTTGGTCAAGCTCGTCTTTTGGTTGAGCTTCTTGTTCTACGGGTTGTTCTTCAACTACGACTTCGTCTTTAAGTGAAGTGTCAACATCCGCCTCTCTTAGGTCAACTTCCCCTTCGGGAAGTTCTAGTTCTATTTTTTCTGCTTCATTATTTTGCATGAGTCCTCCTCAAGATTGTTATGATAAAATTGCCTCGGGATCATCAATACAGGCTAGAATCTCATCATCATTTAAAAGACGCATATCGCCACCTTCTATTTGAAAACGAGCTCCAGCATATCTGCCAAAGATTACCCAATCACCTTCTTTACACCAAGCACCCTCAGGAAATTTATGTGGGTCACTATACGCATCTGGTCCTAACGCGACAACATAACCAACAACAGTTGCAAGTCTTTCCTTATCAACAGTTGCTTTAGCTAAATGTATACCGCCTTTAGTTACAGTAGACGCTGTAAAAGGTAATATTAAAATACGATACCCCGTTGGACGTGGTAGCGATTCCGCATGAGAGTCTAAGTTTTCAGGAGTGATTGTAGGCTCATCTAGATTTACATCTTTAGGCTTATCACTTCCGAAATCCCTTAATACTCTATCTGGAACAGTTTTTGTTTCGACTTTACTCGTCATTTGCATCCTCCATATTAGAATGTAAAGTTTGAATTTCCTGTTCAGAAAAACTCAAACCTGCTATTTCACCAACTATCCTTTGGTATTGTTCAAAGTTCTCAACACTTCCAGAAGCTAATGTCTGCGTGAGAGCTTCTTTTCTCTCACGATATTTACGAAGCAAATGCTCCGTAGCTAAGATATAATCCATTTATTTAATGTAGTTATACCAAAGAAGTCCTTTAGTTTGTCCGTAAGCAGCCTTTACTTTAGACTCTTTACCAACAACTTTGCCTTTTGCATCCATATTCACTTCGCCTTCTTTAACAGATTTAGTTCTAGTGTTATCAACCATTGCTGGTTCACTAGGTTCTGCTCTGTTAGCCTTTTTTGAAGGAGATGGATAGGCTTTCATCTTGTCGTCGTAATACTCTCGCATTATTTTTCTCCATTTTGATTTCGACTATCCCTAACTGTTTTTACCAGTTCGTTATAGTTTTTATCAGCGTCGGCTTTCGCTTTCAGCTCTAACTCTTGCAATTCTATAGCAGATTTAGTATCTTGTACTCTTAAATCAGCTTCTATCTTCTCACGTTTAATTTGTGCGTCTATTTCAGTTTTCATAGCTGATAGTTGTGCATCTCTTGCATCATCTTCTGCTTTCTGCATTAATTGTTCTTTTTCTAGTTGTAACTGCTGCTGGAACATTTCCATTTGTGGGTTTTGTTGTGCTGCTGCTGCGGCTTGTGCCATTGCTTGTGCTTGACCTGTAACTTGTTGTGTTGCTTGTGCTGCCATCATAGCTATTTCGTTCATCATTTCAGGCGGCATAGGTTGGTCTAGTTGTGGAAGCGGTTGACCCATTGCTTGTTCTACTTGTTGTCTATATAACATTGCCTGATGTTCTTGTATGTTTGCACCTATCGCTTGCATAGCCACAGGGTTTTGTTGCATCATAGGGTTTTGCATAAAAGCACTATGTGCTTGTATATACGCTTCGTGGTTTTGGAACGGATAAGCTTTTATAGGATTACCAGTCATAGCTGATTGTTGATCACTTATCGGGTCACGTGGTGGTACTTCTTGTTCTGGCGGTAATAACGCATCAATATCTTTTATATTTAAAGCTATATACATTTTTCTATAAGATTCCCTCAAATCATGTAATTGAGGTGCTGCTTGTGCCATTTGTAATTGAGTTTGAGCTAAAGTAATTCTTTGCGTCATACTAAATATATTTGGGTCACTAACAGGAATAACATCTACAGAATTATCGAAATCTTGTTTAAATACATTTTCTGAAGCACCTTGTACTTGATAAGGATATTCAGGTGGTAAAAACTCAGCAAAAACTCTTTTTAAAATTTTAAATTCAGTTCTTTGTGCGTAATGTAATCTTTTATGTATTGCGGACATAACTCTTTGTCCTTTTTCCATAAGGGCTACTGTTGTTCCTACAGGGGCTTCAGAGTTACCATCGCCTGTTGGATTTTCTACTGTAGCCGCAAATCTTTTACCAGAATCAACTAAAGCTCCTAATAACGTAGTTAAAGTACCGCTTGGCTCTTTATAAGGTAAAGGAAGGAAAGCATCTTGCAATCTTCCACCTGGAGCGTCAACATCACGCCATTCTCCTGGTTGTAATGGGTCATCATGCTTTTGAATATTCAATCCACGTGATTTAAACCCTGCTGGTAGGTTAGAAAGCGTTCCTGCGTCTATTAATTGACGTAAAATCGCTGTAACTGACTTAGTTAAGCCTCCCATCATGTGAATTAGCCCAAAACCATAGAAACCTAGTCCTGGAAGGAACTTATAATGCGTAAAATGTTCGATTTTCTTACGCATAGGGTCTTTTTCGTCATAATTTGGTCTAATTGATAGAACTTTGTTGTTATCTTTGCAAATAGTTACAATATAAGGCAATGCTAACCCTGTTTCTTCGCCATTTTCGTCTTTATCTTGATATCCCTCTAAATCTAGGTCAACATGCATCTCTAAAAGCGTATATTCTTCATCACTTATCGTTCTAGTTAGTCCTTGTAGCTCATCTATCTTTTCATCAACGTCTGTTGAGTCTACTCCTGTTCCAGGAGCCGACATATCCATGTCTGCGTAAAAGCCTGATAGCTGTAATTTACGTAATTCGTTTTCATTCATGTGAATTACGTGTGTGATTCTAGGAGAAGTTAATAAATCTACTGCGTAATACGGAACAACTAAGTCTTCAGACTTAACAAACCGTGCTACTGCACGTCCAACTCCTGGATCGTAGTAAACTTTTTTAAATGCAGAACCAGATAACGGTAAATAAAATAAAAGCTGATCCATCTCTGGGTCATATTCTTCCATTTTATAAGTTATTTGATAATTCATGAAGTTTTTAACGCGGTTTGCTTTTTCCATTTTAGCGTTATCGGTCATTCCTAAAACTTCTGTGTCAACAGGTCCACCTGCTGGCAACATTTCTTTGTATGCTTGTGCTTGAAATTGTGTTACGGCTTCTGCGAGTATTGGATGATGAAC